GTAGGCACATTTGTCAACCTCATGATTATCAAACTGCTGCTCATCATGGCCAACATAAAGTATTTCATCTTAGTAGGGAATACCCTGCGCTCATTCCAATTGGTTAAGAATGGGCCGAATATTTTGTGATTGTATAACCAGGCATGCATGGTAGGCGACCCTTTGGCAAAACAGTATGCGGCAAACACCACAAATATACTGTAGGGTATGCCGGGAGTGATTAATCCAATATAGGCCATGCCTAGGCTAAGAAACCCTAGTATTTTCCAAAATAATTTTTTCATGTTATGCTGCCACCACTCTGTTAGATATTGCACCAACAATAATATCGGAGTGTAAATTTGGTGTAAATTTTCCGCCTGCTGCACCATTTAATGTTGCTAATTTATTTTGAGACGGTGTTTTCTTGCCGCCATTCGGCAGTCCTGGAATTGCATAACTTATGTGTATCCACACTGTCTTGTTTGGTAGATATTCCAACAGCAGTTGATCGTAGGGAATGTTTTTACTAATCCATACAGCAATATCAAAATAACTGTGTGCGCCTACTCCTCTAAACTGCAGGTCCATGGCCTGACCGGTGCCGTGTTGACTTTTAGGATCGTTGTGCCTAAAACTATTAGTTATAGTTGCGTTTGGATATTTGGCCTTGATAGGTTCCCAAACATTTAATGCCAGTGCCGCTAGATTATTGACCACTGCACTTGGGCCGCTGACTGAAGGTGCGCATTGTGCTAGTTGAGGAATGGTTCTAGGAAAGGTAACTGCCTTTATCATTGTACCTAGTGTGGTGCCGTTGGGTGTTAGAACAGTAGCAAAACTTATGTCGCCAGTAACTGCCGCAGCGTCCCGCCCTTGAACCGGCGCACCAGGACCTACACCATCTGTTTTAGGAGTCGGAGTTGTAGTAATAGTCTTGTGTTCTTCAGCAGTGATTCTGCCTTCTGCGAGAAATTGATCAGCTTGAGCTTTGCCCGCGGTATTATCGTCATCACCTTCTACGTTCTGCACAGCTGCTGTCACAGTGACCTTGGGCACAGTGGTAGCTGTGAATGTTCCCGGTGTTGTGGCTGCATCATACAGAGCAATTTCAACACCATTGGCAAAAACATTAAAGGGATTATATAGGGGTTCTTGACGACTTAGTGTTCCAGCTGCGTGATTATGCGGTATTAAGAAGTGTCCACCGGCACTAGTCGATCCCGCGCCGGGAGTGGTTGACTGTGGGGTTGGGGTAGTAGCCATAGTTTAAAATATTGTAGGCAAGGACTTTATTTTATCCTTGTATTCTGACAGCTTGCTTATCCCTATGGCGCCAGTATCTTCTACATATAACTTATATAAACTTGCATAACCCAACCATTCATACGGACTAACTATATGAATACCTGTGCCTGTGGCAAGGGTTGTCATAGTCGTGCTATTTGTTGAGATGGTAGTTGTATTCGTTGCTACTGTAGACAGATGAGTGTTTATGCTAGTCAACGAGTTTTTAATGTCAGTTGAATTAGTAGCAAGGGTTTCTAATGCTGTTGCTATTCTTCCGTAATATGCACTATAGTCAATTGGATCGCCGGCGGCCATACTAATTCCTTAAACTGATATTTATGCTAGTGCAATCCCTGTGGTTGACTGTATAAATTGATCAGCAAATGCTTTGTCTGTGGCTTCTGCTACTGTTACTGTTGTTTTTAACAATTTGATCTCTTTGTCGGGGTCCACAGTAAACAAATAGGGCATCAATCCTGGGCCTTTTGGTCCCATACCGATAACCTGTGGATTTTTTAGTTTGTAGTAGGTTGCTCCATCTTCTACCAATTTAGCTACCAGCTCTTCTCCGCTGGTTAGCTTAAATGTAATAACTTCTCCTGCTGCAACACCTTTGTCAATTAACATTCTATTTTTCCTATTTTAGTATCCGGTACCGTTGAATCCGGTGTCGTCAATGTATTTTTTTAATTCTGTAAATCCACCAATTGCATTACCATTGATAATAATCTGTGGCACTGTTCTAGCATTAGGGACTGCTTCTAGCAATTCTTCTTTGGTATATCCGTCACCGATTTTATGTTCTTTAAACGGAATTTTACGATCTGTTAACAGGGCCTTGGCCTGATCACAATAGGGGCAATTATACTTGCTCCATATAATAACTGGGTTCATTTTGTTTCCTTTATTAACCTGTGTATACAATACCGCCGTTCTTGTCTGTGACTCTGACCAGTAGCATGCCTTTGTTTTTGTAACTCAGTGCTGCGGCTATGGCAGATTGCTCGTTGCCATAGTGTCCTATGGTGGTCCAAGATTCGTAGGGATTGCTTCTTTTGAACTGTGCTTTATACATGATTCATTATATAGCCGGAAGAGCATCGTAGTCAAGATTTTCGCTCATCACACCTATGACATAATTGGTGCTTTCGCTTTCTTGCAGAGCTGTTTGCTTTTTGCTGGTATCAACGTGTTTGTTGAACCAAGGAATTGGAGTTGATCTTGGAGCAGCTTGTTGATATTTAATTCCGATTTCTTTAAGTGCGCTGACTGCTGTGTAGTCCACAAAGTCTTTGAGAATGTTGGCATTGAGTCCAATCACGGGACCTTTGTTAAACAAATAGTCAGCCCATTCTTTTTCTTCACGGATAACATCTAGATATAGTGCATATACTTCTGCTTCACATTCTTGTTTGGCTTCTGCAAAGCGGCTGTCTTCTTTGACCACTTGGTTGATCAAATATGCAGTCCAACCTTTGTGTAGCAGTTCGTCTTGTAGGATCAATTGAATGATGTTTCCATTGCCCATAAAGATCTTGTTCTCTACCATAGCTAGGCTTGTGGCGAACGATACCATAAAGCGGAATGCTTCTAGTGCATATGAAGCATGCAGGGCCATCCAGATTGCTCGGATATATTCTTTCTCTGGAATGGTTTCACCCATCTGTTTACGGCAGTTGATAATGTGCAGTGCTTCGTAGTAGTTGCCAACACTGGATGCCATGTCCACAATCTCTTTGGTGTCGTGAATGGTATTGAACACATCTTTGGGCACGTTGTAGATGTTGCGGATGATATGACTATATGACTTGCTATGAATATTGGTTTCAAAGAATGTCCAGTTATAGACCAATGCTTCTAGTTCAGGCAAGCTGATAACAGGCATAAAGATCTGGCTTGGACCGCGGCCTTGTAAACTATCTAGTGCTGTTTGACGTAGCAGGTTACTAGTGAAGATATGTTTGACAGCATCGCTGGCTTCTTTAAAATCGTTCGAGTCTTTGGTAAGACTGATCTCTTCAGGTTGCCAAAAGAAACCACGTGCAGTTGCTTCGAAGTCAGCAATCTTTTTGTATTTTACTTCTTCAAAACGTTGGATGGTCACCGGACCTGCTGGATCAAGAAACATCTTGCGATTTAGATAGTCTGTCTTTGTGTTTAGGTTGTATTGTTGTTTACTCATTTGTTGTGTCGTATGTTTGTTGAAAGATATCTTTCTTTACTGCGCCGTAGTCGCCCTCGCCATGACGTACAATGTAATCGTTGCCTTTGGTATAGTTTAGATCACCCCATGATGTGCGTAGCACACCATCATGATCTGCAAGTTTCGCTATCTTGGGGATCTTCTTAGGTGTAGCGATACCGTTTCCTTGATCGTCTTTGAGATTTTCAAACTTCTCTGGAGTAATAGGATATTTCTCACCTTTTGGACCTGTCATGATATAATGCCCTGCTTCATATCGAACTGGCCCTTCTAGGGTATCGACTGTTCCGGGTTCTTGGGCGATTTCATACTTTTCTTCAGCTGGCTTTTTAAAAGTTTTAAAAGCACCATCCTTGAACCATTCATCATCTACCGTAGTAGATTCTGAAATCAAATCAATATATTCTCTTAATGTTTTCATAATTTGCATGCTTCACAATCTTCGTCTTCTTCTATGACTTCACGTTCGTTGTGGAATCCGTTGTAGTGAACTTCTGGTGTTCTTTGTTCTTGTCTACTGCCAGCTTTGTTAATCAAACTATAGTAGAATGTCTTCAATCCCCATACATGTGCCTGCATGAGGTTCTTGGCAATCAATGTGGTTGGAACCTTACGATCCGCAAAGTGTGCAGGATTGTAAAAGGTATTGGTTGAAATACTTTGATCCACATATGCAGCCAACACCGCAGCTGTTTTCAAGTAGCCGTCACAGTCTTTCTGGTCCCACATCATCTGATACTTGTGTTTCAATCTATTGTATTCTGGAACCACCTGTGTGAATGATCCTGCCTTGCTTTCTTTGGTAGAGATCAAACTCATAGGCATTTCGATACCGTTGGTGGAATTGATAACCACAGAACTAGACTCCACAGGTGCGATAGCCATTAATGTAGCATTTCGCACACCGTGTTGTTTCATTTCTTGTCGGAGTGGTTCCCAGTCAAGCTCTGGGGTAAAGTCAGTGAGTTCGTTAACTCCTCTGGCTCTTCTTTCCCAAGGGAACTCTCCCTTACCGTATCTGGTGTGATCGGAATCTTTGCAACGTCCTCTTTCTTTCGCCATTTCGACCGTGGCTTCTGTAAGGTAAAAGGCTTGATGCTCCATCCAAATTTTAACTTCTGCCAATGCGTCGTTGTCGCCATATTTTATTCCCCTTCTTGCATGCCAATAAGCAAGGTTGGTCACTCCGATGCCTAAGGGTTGAATTTCATCGTTGCTGAGCTTGCTTTGGATGCTCAAGAAATCTTGATAGTCCAAAATATTGCACAGGCTACGCTGTAGTATGCGACATGCACGGCGCATGTCTTCTGGGTTACGGAACGCACCCCAGTTAATGGATCCCAGTGTACATAACGCTATGCGTCCTGTCTCGTCGTCTAGTCTTTTAAATGGACGAGTCGGTAGTAAGATCTCACAGCACAGGTTGCTTTGATATATGGTATGATACTCTGGATCGAACGGACCCTGCTCCATAACATTATCAATAAACACCAAATAGATGCGACCTGTGTCTGTACGCTCCTTGAGAATGCCTGACCGAAATACTTCTTCAGCACTCATTGTTTTCTTACGCAAGTCTTTGCGTTTTTCGTATTTTACATATAGCTCTTCGAATCTCTGTGTGTTTTTATAAAATGCTTCGTATAGATCTGGGACTTCGTTAGGATCAAAGAAGGTTATGTCTTCTTTGTTTTTAAATCGTCTCCAGAAGAAAGCACTAAGCACAACCCCATAATCCATATGACGGACTCGGGTTTCTTCTGTTCCTTGATTGTTCTTAAGAACAATAAGATCATCAAACTGAAGATGCCAAATAGGATAGAATACAGTAGCACTTGCATTACGAATACCTCCTTGTGAGCACGAGCGCAAATCTCCAAACCACTTCTTCAAGAAGGGAATCATACCTGTGTGCATGATTTCGCCACCCCTGATGGGACTACCCAGCGATCTCAAGCGACCAATCTCCAACCCAATGCCAGCACGTTTGCTGGCATACTTGGCCATCATCTCTCCAGAAGCAAATATGCTATCCAGATCGTCGTCACTGCGGATAAGAACACAACTAGAAAACTGCTTAGTAGGAGTGCCGAGCCCAGCCAGCACAGGTGTAGCAAGAGTAAACAAACCATCGGATGCCGCTGTATAATATTCTTTAATGTAACGCATTCTTGCAGCATTCGGCTCTTCTTTATGGAACACAGTCGCTGCTGCCACCATATATCTAACTTGTGGAGTTTCATAAGTTTCCTTTGTCGCACGATTTTTTACGAGGTATTTCTCAATTAACTGTTCAATGGCAGCATAGGAATACTCCTCATCCTTGGCATGATCAATGAAGTCATGCATGCGATTCCAATCATCCTCCGAATACCATTCTAGAAGTTCTGGAGTATACAATCCCACAGAAACATTCTTCTTGACGATGTCATAAAGGTGGGGAGGCTCGTATTGTCCATACACATCCTTTCTTAACATGCTGAGTCGTTGTTTGCCCGCTACAAATTGATAATTGGTATTGCCTACATCTGGATTTGATTCAACATCAATTAGATCCACTATGGCTCTTAGTGTGAGCCCATCTATAGCTGCTGTGGTGATTCCATCATAGAAGTGAGGCTGTGCTTTGATTTCTATCATTGACTGACTTACATCAGCGATGCCTTGACAGACTTTGGCAACCTGCGCTTGCCATTTTTCTACTGCCAACGGTTCTTTGTTGCCGTTTCTTTTAATAACTGTGATGCTCATTTATCGTTCTCTGTTTTATTGTTGTGGGGTATTTATTGCAATTTACTAACTGCATATATTGTCTTGGTATCGAGGTTTTTAAGTTGTGCTACGCTGACTACTGTGCCATATTCAAGGTTAAGAACCCGGTCGTCGCCGACTACTAACATGTATTGGTGATGTTTCTTTTGTGGGCACATAGACATATGTATCTCGCATTTGGTATCAATAAACCGCTGTGTTAATTTAATAGTATACAGCATTCCTAGCACCAATGCAAGATCATCCAGCCTAAGATCCAACATGAGATGCCATGGATCGGGCCATTCTGAGGGGAGTTGTGGATCTAAATACGGGCTTACAAAAGGTGCATGACACCAAAGTTCAGCAACATCTTCCAATGGGGTTGGACTTGTTTCTAAACTTTCTCTAAACTGTCTCCACGCTGCTAGTCTTTTGGTCCCATACTCGTCAAACACCGTAGGCCACATCATACGATATGGACCCGGTTATACCGGTGGCAAGAGGATTTTTATAAGTCAACATCACAGTGTCTATTACTGGCGCGGTTGAATCATCTAAGACAGTGTTACTGCTCTTAGACACGCTGAATTCAAAATTAGTCATTGTGTTTCCTCCCGGTGATATCAATGTGTTAGGTGAATATACAAAATTGTCTAGTATTGAAACATCACTGCCGTGACTGGCAGGACTGAGATCGTCACCGATGGCAATAATTAGTTTACCGTATCTAGTGTGTTCCCCTAGCTTTAGACAGTAATTGATCTCTGTGAATTTATTCTGCGCAGAAAATGCTGCTAAAGGTGTAAAGCTATCAGACAAATATATTAGAGCATAATTTTTGTCAACTAGAGTCACTCCTGCGCTGTTGTATACTTCTGAGAATGCTGCTGTGGAGGCTCCGACGGTAACGGACTGCTGTCGATTACTTGAACAATCTACCAATACATTGCCTACCATCTCGCCAAAATAAACCATGTAGTCGTTGGGGTTGGCGCTGTTGTCTATGCCATTGCCGACATTGAAAAATTTTGTTCTCTGTATCAGTGTGCCACGACCAGCAGTGGCTCTAAAGGCCTGATTGAATATTTCCTGAAACTCACAGTCATTGATCTGCCATCGAGTGCCCTGTGTGGTTACACCTTCAACATAAATTGCGGTGTCATTGACAAAAAATTCACAGTCTTGAAATCTTATATCTGTGTCAAAAACTGCGTTTTGTAGACATTTTATAGATATGGCATTTTCTTGGAACACGCATTTTTCAAAAGTTACATTAGTAGTTCTTATACCAACTAGAGTATTTTGCCAAAACACAGCCGCTGGTGCTGTTGCTATGGTGGTAGTGTCGCCTAGAGTATAGCTGCCAAGAAATCTCACAGCATTAAATTCGCTGTCTGCTACACCAGATAAAGTCAACTGGCCAGTGGTGCGCTTGATGGTAAAATTACTGAACTGGAGATTAGTGGGTCGGTTGGTGCTGTTGAAATCTCCTAGATCAAGTCCCTGGCTGGTTATAACTCTTATGTTGTTATTTCCAATATTCAATACAGCACCGCGTTGAGTTTCACCACGGAGAATTGCTCCGCTAGGCACAGCAAGGTCACTGGTAAAAAGATATTCACCGTTGGGTATTAACAGTGTTTTCTTATAGTTGTCGTTGGCATTTCTAAACAGTTCTGTGAAGGCAGTTTCAAATGCTGCCACACAGTCTGTGCTGCCATCTCCCACAGCACCAAAATCTGCTACACTCACTGTTTCGTCTATCTTGCTTTGTAAACTTCTTGACACGCTGAGAGTGATGGCTGTGTCATCGCTGGCAAACTGATAGCTAGATGCTAGTTCCAGTATGTTATCATGTTCTGTGAGAACTTTGGTGTTGCCCACATACGGAGCACCTTCTAATACGCTACCATTGCCTATGAACAGTTCTTGCGAATCTACTGCCCATGCAAATTCAGCAGAGCTTAGTTGTGGAATGCCACTGTTGGAGTTTTTTTGGCCTCTTCTGACCTGGATTTTCGAGATTTGGACAACGGCCACTTTGGTATCCTCTATGTTCTATAGAGTATTTATCTTCCTAGGGCATAGTATTCCTCTACCTTTGTAAGCCAAGCATCTTGCCACTTGTTGAAGTCTTTAGGTTCTAGTGTAAACTGTTGATATTCAAAAGCACGGCTACACATAAAGATAACACCTTTGCGAATGTCTGTGCCGTAGACTTCATTATGTGCTAATATATAGGCCATCAGTTGTAGATAGTAATCTTCCACCCATTCTGCTTTCTTGGGCTTGTTGGTCTGCTTGTGATCCATTACTGCGGGTTCGCCATCATGCACACCTACTAGATCAGTGGTGCCTGAAAACAGTCCTGGAAAATATAAACTCTGCTCCATGGCCCATACTTCGCTGACTTTGCTGAGACCATTCTCAATGATAACATCGGCCATCTTGTTGGCTTGAACATGCACAGGTGCGTTGCCGGGCTGTCGTTGTTCACCAACAACAAATCTTTCTAGGTTAGCATGCATGGCTGTGCCTACTCCAGCAGCTTCTGTGGTGATCTGCTGTGCTTTGGCATGTCCAATCTTATCCCGCCATTCATTCAAATGTGTCATGTCCTTGGTGGCTGACAGAATAGTTGTCACGCTTGGAAGGCTTTCGCCGTCGGGTGTTAGATATACTCGTTTGCGTGTAACAGGATCGTTGATCTGTTTGCAGTTTTTGTATTGGATACGTTCAATGAACGGTGGAGGAGTAAAAATTGTAGTCATCCTGTATATATTACAGGATTTAAATCAAGTTGTCAAGCCTGAGCGGCTAATTGTTGGGGAGCAGCCGAAGCTGCCATTTTGTCCACTGCGTCTTGGCTGGTCTGCCCCTGCTTGATGGGAGTTTGGGTATCTTTGTCAGTGCCTGGCACATTTAGTTCAATGCCATCTGCGTTAAAATTCTTTACTAGACTTTGAACAATCGGACTGGAATCGTAGATGCTTTTGAAAGTTTCATAGTCAGCACCCATTTCAAATCCACTACGGTCTGCAATCTGCTGTAGACTCTTCCAATTCAACTTGGCCGCCTGCTTTTTAGAGGATGATCTACCTACAAAATTTTTGAGTATCATCACAAACTTGTCAAGGTTAACGTCGGTGTCTACAAATTCAAAAAATCTCATTTTATTTGTGCCAATTGTTGTTGTAGTTGTTGCAGTTCTTGTTGCTTGGCTTTGATTTGATCCTGCACTTCTTTTTTAGCAGCTGCCACTTGTTGAGCCTGCGCTGCTGGATCTGCTTCGCCACCGGCCATGCCTCCGGCCTGTGCTGCTTGACCAACTGCCTTGGCACCTTGTGATGCAACATTGCCTACAGCCTTGGCACCTTGTGACACTGCGTTGCCAACTCCTTTAGCAAGAGCGGCACCACCTCGTAACGCAGCACTACCCAAGGCAGCTGCTCCTCGAGCTACGCCACCCGCAACTGCGCCCAGCACAGGTAGAATTTCGTCTAACTGCTGCTGTTCTTTAGCAGAAGTGATTTCACTGAGTCGCATTAGCCTGCCAATACTTTGAGTAGGCTGCTGCTACGGTTGATGCTTTCGCGTTGTTCACGACCTGCATCACCTAGGCCGCCTGCTGCTGGTTCTGCTGCGGCAAACTCATCGCCGCCCATGTCGCCCATTTCGTCGCCCATGTTCATAGCATCTGGTTCTGCTGGACCCATTTCATCTCCGCCTGCTGCAGGGTCGCCGCCTAGCATTTCTGCACCTTGCTCTTCACCGGTAAGCATTCTCACTCCTGTGCTGAGTGTTTCTCTAGTGGTTTTAAGATTTTCCAGTGCCTGTTGAATTGCTGGTGCCACTGAACTGATAAAGTTCTTGGCTTGATCAGCACTCATTTCGTCACGGATGCTATCACCTAATTGTAATAGGGTGTCATTCTCCATGCCTGATAGTTCTTCAATCCAACGGCTGACTCTGTCAACCATGGTCTTTGCTGTGACGATCGCAGAAGCTTGCTGGATCTCACCTTCTCTTAGATTACTCATACTTTCTCCTTGTATTCTTTGTATACTTTCTGTGGCGGGTGCGCCTGTGATAGAAACTGTCCATTTCTTGCCTGTGGATTCTGATTTTTTAGCTGCCCAGTCTTTGAGTTGAAGATAATGTTGTTTTTCTCTGTCATCATCAGCATACTTTCCACGGCCCTTAAATACTTTCCATTGCTTGCCGTTGATACTAACAGCAAAGTTGTTTGGTGGTTCTGTGTTGCCTTCATCCCAATCTTCTGGATCTCTCACACGTTCCATTTCAATGCTTTCGTAGTCTTCGTCTGAACCAAAACCCGCCGAAGCCAGCGCATACCCGTCATCAGTTTCGCCACCTTCATCGTCGTCATTCTGGTCGCCAAACTCTTGCTGGATACGATCCATTATCATACTTTCAATTCTTTCAAAATCGTCTTTACGATGTAGACCTGTTTCACCTGTAATATCATCAATTTGATCTTGTAGATATTGACCTACTGGACCACGATCCCCGAACAAATCGTATAATTTTTCGAAATCTTCTTCGTCAGCAACACGACCTAATACCGAGGCAACTTCGTCATCTGCACCTTCTTTTACATCTTTGTCTGCATAGTCTGATTCGATGTTGTCCAGCATACGATCATAAATTTGTTCAAAATCATCGTCGCCATGATAGCCGGTATCGATGGTGATATCGTCATACATGTCTTGTATAACTCGTTCAATCTCTTTGCCAAACTTTCCCATTTGTGCATCGTAAAGCATGTCATATCCAGCTTGTGGATCATTGGCAACTTTTGTCAAAAATTCTTCAACTTCTGGACTGCGGCCTTCTAGTTGTGTGTTATCAACTATGTGCTCTTGACGATCCATTAGTTCTGCAACAATGGCATCATGCATGAACTGTGCCTTGGTCAGTGTTTCGTTTTCAATGGTTTCATTGAATCCGCTTTCTTGTCGTGCTGTGTGTATTTGGGTGCGTAATTTGTTACGTGCATCCTCTAGCTTTGGAGTATCAAAACTCTCTAGGTCTAGCCGTGTTCCAAATGTCTTAGACAACGACTCGTTGAGTCTTTTAGAAGATCTGTTGTTTTTAAAAAGGTCGGTTGTTCTCATTTTATGGGATCCAAATTGATGTAGTATTTATTCAATTCACAGCAAACGTTCTGCTTGATTTTTAGCAGTAACAGTTCGATCTCGACTCTCGCTGTAGCGAGCCCACAGCACATCTGCACGATCATAGTCCTGAATATGTATGGCTTTTTGATGCTGAGCCCTCAACATCTGGCTGTCAACAAACCAACGTCCGTATTCTTGATCAGCTCGATACAACTGATCAACTGATAAATGACTGTGTCTCATCGCCAGAATATTGGCCATTTTGATGGCCACAGAGTTCAAGTGTATTTCTGCGTAGAGTAACTGTGATTTTCTATACAGGAATTTGAGATTGTCTTGATTGGTTATCAACACATCACCTACTAGAATACCCTCCGGAGTTTTAACAGGAATGATATTTTTAGATAATTCTCGACGAACTATCTGTTCTAGTCTACGGCTGATTTGTGTCATAAAAAAAGGACCTATGGTCCTTATTTAAGTGCTGTTACTTCATGCTCCGAAGAACTTGAGTATGGTCTGTAGATTCAACTGTCCAGTCCATCCTAGACCAGCTATGAATGCCATGCCTACCATGCCATACATCATCATCTTGTTTTTGCTTTGTTCTAATTCGTTGAGTTTTTTACCTAATTCTGCATGCTGTGTGCAGGAGGCATCATACATTTGATTTAATTTCTCCGTGAGACCGTCACGAGTTTTGTCCAGGCAATCGTGCATGTCCTTGACATCAACTTTTATGTCATCTAGTTTCTCGCCAAGATTTGAAACCTGCGTTTCTACTATTCCAACACGTTCTGCTACTGTAGGCATT